CTTGGAAGCCAGCGACGCCCGCAGTCGAAAGGATCGCTGCCGACCGAATGGCATCCGCCCCAAAGATGCGGCGGAATAGGTCATCCTTTGCCGTCTGATCCAAACCCTGCATGGCTTGGTTCAGCGCATTGATGATCGCAACCATCGGCCGCATCTTGCCATCAGCGCCGCGGAACGACTGCGTCGACAGGCCCACCTGCGCAAGTGCGTCTGCGGCGTCGTCCGCCGGTGCCATCAACCGCATCAGCATGGTCTTGATGCTGGTGCCAGCGTCGCTGCCCTTCACTCCGTTGTTGGCCAAGATTGCCAGCGATGCCGACAAGTCGTCAATGCTTTGGTTCGCCAGGCCAGCCACTGCCGACGACATAGAGAACGCTTCCGCGATCTGCTCAATCGAGGTACTGGACGCATCAGCTGCCGACGAAAGCGTGTCGGCAGCCTTGGACCCAGACACACCAAACACGTTCATCGCGTCGGACATCACCACGGCAGCCCTGGCGATGTCCATTTCGCCAACCTTGGCGAATTGCATTGCGGCTTGGCCAGCACCGCCAAGAACCTGCTCCACCTTCATGCCTGCCTTGAGCAGCTCAAGCATGCCCTGCGTTGCAGCCGTGGGGCCGACGCCAAGGGCTTCCGACATGCCCATCGCAGCGTCCCTAATCTGTTCGACCTCCGCGACAGTCGCCCCAGTGCTTGCCTTGATGTTCAGCAGCACTGACTCAAAGTTGGTGCCCTGCCTGACGGCAGCGGCAATCGGCGCAGCAAGCCCAACGCCCACTCCGGCCATGCGCGTGCCGATGGAAACCATCGACTTGCCGATCCTGCCGATTTCTTTGTTGACGCCGTTGAGCGTCGTGAAGAACTTGGCGGCATCAGCGCCAATTTCAACAAACACGCCGCCCATCCGAATGCCGCCGGCACCCATATCTCACCTAGGCGTGTTTTTGCCAATCTTTTCCGAAGAGCCGCTCAAGGTCTTGCGGCGTAGCCTGTCTCGGCTTTGGTTTCTTGGCGTAGGGATTGAGCTTCCGCGGGTCTACTCGTGGCGACGTCTTGTCTCGGTTTATGTTCGCCTGCTGTGCCAGGATGTTGGCGGTGTGCCACCACTCGTGCTCTAGGCGGCTGTCGCGAGCTGCGAAGAGTTGCCTGAGGGTCCACTTGCCTGGGTGGACCCCGAGGATTCCGGCGGCTTCCCAGACGCAGTCCCAGATTGCCCTGACAGGCTCTCGATCGTCGCCGCCTCCAGGCTCGCCTCCGCCTTGGTCATCATCTCGTTGGCGACCTCTGCCATTTTTTGTGCCAACAGTGCGACCATCTTGCGGAGGCGCGGCGGGAAAAAATCGACGAGCTCCTGCTCGAGCACCGTGGACGCAGCCTCAAGCGACTCACCTCGGAGCCCGTCAAGAAACTCCTCTCGCGTCAACTTCCGCTCCTCCACCTGCCTCACAAGGATGGCGTAGAGCACTTCGCCGATCGTCGCGAACTGGCTCCGCAGCACTTGGAACGTCTGTGCGATCTGGCCGGCGTCTGCCATGTCGAAAGGCCGCTTTGACACCTGGCCCGTGGATTCGTCGACGACGTCCACCTGCACCATGTCCTTGACCCGCAGTACGGCACCGATCGTCAACGCCACACGCCACGGACGTCCTTCTTCGTCCTTGAACTCTCGCATTACCTCAACCTCGGGTCAGTTAGTTTTGCGTCGATCGTGCAAGTTACGACGCCATCAATCGGATCTGACTCGGTGATGCCAGTGCAAATGGCATCAAAGCTGAAGACATTCGCACCGCCAACGACCTTGAATCGCGTGCCAGCGTGCAGTAGCGCGAACCCACGCGAGCCGATGTCGGCATGGTCGTTGAGCTCAATCTGCACCGAGCATTCGTAGCCCGTGCTGTAGACAGACGACAAGCGGCTGCCGTAGGCATTGACCTCAATTGTGCGGGCCGACTCCGTCAGCACGACGTTGCGAGCGCTGGCAATCGTGGCACCATCCAGGCTGATGCGACAATCTTTCCCGAGCGTAATCGCCACGGGTCAGAACTCCTTCGCGGTCACAGTGAACGTCACGGCACCATCAACGCCGATGTTTTCTGTAACGCCCATGACCGTCCAGCCGGAGACGTCCGTCGTGAGCGCGCTGATCAGCCCAGATGGGTCGTGGCACTCAATCTCCCACGTCTTCGTCACGAAGCCGGCCTTTGAGGCCCTGTAGCCAGGAAGCCCGGCGCTGCCGCCGATGTTTTCTCGGTTGCTGATGTCGATCGTTTCGCATTCCTGCGTGTAAGTCGCAGAGATAATCCCTGTGCCAAACGGAGGCGCGTTGCCTGAGTCCTTGCCAAGCGTGATTGCCATGTGAGTCCCTTGCGATTAGGTGGTGGTGCGAGTGCCGGAAACCGTAAAGGTCACAATGCCGTCGAGAGGCTGGCTTTCTGCGATGTTTGTGCAGATGTAGGTCGCATTGCCGGTGGTCGTGCCGGTGATCGTGAACGTGCCGCCAATTGTCACGCCAGGAGCGTCGACGCACTCGACCTCGATCGTCTGCTCGATCAGAGCCTTACGAAACTTGCGGCTTGTGTCGCCAAACTTTGTGACGTCAACTTCCGACGCCGTATTTGTGACGGTGCAGGTGCGTGCGTTGGTAACGCCAGTGATTATGACGTCTTTGCCGAGAGTGACTGACGTGGGCATACGTGACCTCGCGAGGAACAGCCGGCTTGGCTGGTCCGCTCACGGTAGATCACGCAGGGCGGCTTTCTGACCGGGTATGCCGGTCAGCTGCCGACGCCGCGGATCGTCCGGTGGAACTGCTGCGGGATCTTGTGCAGCGACGCTTGGAGCCCGTTCTGCATGTAGCGGCGAGGCTGGACGGTCCTTGTGCCCACATAGAAATTCCCGCGAGTGTTGTCAAAAATGCCGACGTAGGCACCGCTCAAGAGCTTCCGTTTGCGACCTCGACCACTCGTGGTCGACTGCCGCTGAAATTTCCGCGGCACCTGACGCCCGCCGTACTCTTTCACTGGGTATCGCGTGTGCTGCACCCAGACTCCGACCTGGCCGCCAAGCTCGTGCAGCTGATTCAGCCACGGGACTTTGCTTGGGCCAATGACAACAGACTGCGTTTTGCCGTCGTAGTCAGATACGACGTCATTTCTCAAAAATGCCTGCGGTGCCCACGACGAAACCTTGTCTGGCCGAGGCACCTTTCGGACGAACGCCACGACAGGGTAGCCGTTCTTTTCGCCAACCTGCCACCACACAGGACTCGCACGCAGGGAACGACCAGACCGCGTTGATCCGCCGACCATTCCTCGCTGCGTGTTGCGGCGAACCTCGAGGCCAGCCTTTTGCAAGGCAACGGCGATCGCCGGCCCGAGGATGCGCTTGGCGTCCTTGTGCCAGTTGTATTTCGTTGACTGCTTATTGCCCTTGGAGTCGGTCCACGTAAGACCGACAAACCCTGCCTTCGCCACGACTCACCTCATGGGCTGGGCAGCACATTTGACTCAAAGACGCGATATGTCGCCGTGATGACTGCCCGCCAGACGTTGCGCTCCGTCAGAGCGTCGTCAGGGTTGAGGTCGATGCTGACCGTCTGCGGACTGCTGACGCCAGCAGGCCAGGTCACGCCAGCGCCAAACGAGTGCGCACGCACTTGCAGCATGACGCTGTCTGCCAGATCAAGCATTCCATCAACTTCATCGTCAGTCGTGACGTGACGCCCGACAAAAACGGTGACGGTGTAATCGACTTGCATCATCAGCCGGCTGATGCGGGTGACGTCTGCATTGCCTGGCACGACGAACACGCGAGGCACTGCCATCGCATCAACGTCAATGTTCACCCAGTTCTTTCGCTCAACAGTAGTGGACGTGATGCCCCACGTCACGGACTGTAATCCGGCGGCAAGGCTGTCAGCGAGTTTTCGGAGCGTGCTGCTCATGCGTATGGGAACGCTGCCGTCGGGATAGTAAGCGTTGATCCGGTATATCGGGCGGTGCCACGCACAGAAAGGTTGAGCTGGTCATACGACAACATGGGTGACGCCTTAGTTGCCTGAAAAGCTATACGCCCCACTTCGTGGCGAAGTACGCCTGGAGATCGCTGATCTCACCAGATGTCATCGCACGAGGAACGTAGACGATTTCGCAGATATTTCCTGACAGGGCAAAGCCAGAGCCGAAGAACGCGCCGACCGAAAAGCCGCTGCCGCTGTTGAGCGATTGCGCACGCGACACGGTCGCTATCGATGCACCGCCTATGTAGAGCGTGCCAGTGCTGCTGCCATACACAGCGCCGAGTGACCTTGTGTTATTGTTTACCGTCCCACCCACAGCGCTATTTTCAGACGCGCCGGTATTGCTGCCAAAGGTTGCCGAGTGCGAGCCGGCACTACGCAGATTCGCCTCAAGTGTCAGCCCGCCGAAACTTGCGTCCGTGCCGAACCCGGCGGCGATTTGGTTGCCACTGGTGGCAAACTTAATCACCGCAAACAGAGATGCTCCTGTTGCTGCGGACAGATTCAGCGCTGATCGCGTGAGCAAATTCGACGAAAACGCCAGCGAGTCTCGGCTGTTGATGCTGGCGACAGACCGCGTCGGCCCGGTTGACCCGGTAACGTGATTGCCGTTTCCGCTTTGATCTTCCCATCGCCGCACTGTGCCGCCAGAGCCAACGAGCGAGCCGCCGCTGGTGGCGTCGTACAGCGAGCCAGGGACGCTGGCGTCCAGCCACAGCGTTGGCCCCAGGCTGCTCGGGTCGCTAAAGGCTGGCTTGGAGTCTGGGAATGCCGCTGTCGGGACGGTGATTGTCGACCCCGTGTAGCCACGGGCGCTGCCCACTGTGATTCTGAGGTCGTCGATATAGCCGGTCATCGCGCCCGTTGCCGCCTGACGCCCGATATGCAGTGCGCTTGGGCCGGTCGTGAAATTCGTGCTATCGCTAATTTCGTTTCCGATTCGGGTGCCGTTCACATAGCAGCGAGCAACGCCGCTCGCTCTCGAAACGGCAACGTGAGTCCATGTGTTGGCTTGTATGTTGTGGCCTGACCACACAAGCGGCCAGTCGACATTTGTGCGACCAATGCCAATGGCGTTGCTTGCCTTGCCGTTAAGCGCCCACTGAAAATATCCGCCGCTCATCGAGTCCGAGGCCATGAAATACTGGTAGGCAGACGGCGACGGCCAATACCACCAGCCTTCGATGCAGAAGTCTCCAGTGCCGAACGACA